GCGTTCTTCCACACGGGATCGACCTTCCATTGCATGATGGCGGTCACGCCGTCCACTCCGGCCATGAATCCCTCCAGGCGCAGACCGCCGGGCTTATACCCCGCCCCCTGCACCTCTCCAACCGTGGTGTACCGCTCGGTGAGCACGTTCAGGTTGGCGCTGCCGTCATAGAGCGCGATCATGTATACGTCGCTCTCCTGGTGGACGCCCCGAAACCAATCGCGGCGGGCGGAAACGCACATTGCGGACTGGATCGCCATGCTCTACCTCCGCGCCGGCGCGAAGTTGTCCGTCACCGGGGCGCCATTCTGCATCTGTTGCCGGTTCCCCGGCATGACCTTGGCGCTCTTGACCGCCCCGCTCTCGTCGCGCTCGAAATTGATCACGTCAGACGGCTGCGGACCCGCCTGTCGCGCGGCCTGCATCTGCAATTGCGCCATCTGCATGGCGGCGGAAGCCCTGGCGCGGATCACCTCCGGCGGCGGCACGATCTCATCCGTGTCCATGTCCAGCGCCTTGGCTCCTTCGCGCAGCAGGGCGGCGATGGCCGGCTCACCCACGATCTGTGCGAACGTGGGGTTGCTCGCCACGATTTGCAGGAATTCGTTGCGCCGGACCTGGGCCTGCTCCTTGACGATCAGCATGTTGGCGCCGCGCGCCACGATCTGGACATCGCCCTTCAGCTCCGGGTCTTCCTCATAGCGCATGTTGTGGTAATACTGCCGCTCCAGCATGGGGGTCGTGACATTCACGTCGATGTTGGCGACGACCTGCTTGATGGCCTTGCCGGCGTTGCCCATCAGCATGGAAATGCCGCTGGACGTGCGCAGCGCGCCCTGGCCGCTGGCGTCGCCGGACATGTAGCGCGGAACACCGGAATACTCATCCGCCAACGCGCTGAATTTTTCGTACACGCCCATCAGCTCGGCGGCGTTGATGCTGGGCTGGAAGAAGTCCATCGCGGGCGCCGTGGAGCCGTAAGGGTCGGAGGTGTACTGCCATACCTTCCACGGGTACACCTGGGTCAGATCCTCTCCCGCCGGGATGCGCGAGACGTTGTAGCCCACCTGGGGGCCGGAGGCGATGCCCATGTTGTTCACCAGGGCGCGCGCCGTGGAGTTGCATACCTTCTGGCAGTCGCGCACCAGGTCGGCCACGGAGTTGCCCCAGAACGCGCCGGGGATCTCCTCGTAGCTGGTCTTGTCGTAGGGTTTGCGGCCGAGCGGGTCGTAGTTGAGCGTGGCCTTGATGGTCCAGCGCCCGATCTGCCACACCTCGCAGTTGTACTCCACCGTTGGGTCGGGGATCTCCTCCGCGCTCATGCCCCAGTCGATCAGGTCTTGGCCTCGCACACTGCCCCAGAACTGCAGGGCGTCGATGAGCGCTTCGGGGTTGTAGTCGAGCGAGGAGGAGCCTTTGTTCTCTGCCGCGATGCGGGCCTGGTCGATCGCCAGCCACTCGCGCAGTCCGCCGCGCCCGTTTTCTTCGAGCACGGCCCTGATCGCATCGTCGCTGTAGCCGTCGACGCCGATCAGTTCATTCAGCGCGCTGCGAGTCAGCCGGTGATGCTCGATCAGGTAGCCATCGTCTATATCGGCACTATGCGGCGCCGGGTAGATGTCGAACGGACTGACCCGCTCCCACTCCGGCACCAGTTTTTGCTGCACGTTGACAGTCCAGCCGGACGCATCCTGCACCCAGCCCAGCACCGCTTTCTTGCGGATGACCGGGCCTTTCAGGACCGCGGAAGGGAAAATCGTCAAATCGTCGATGAACTCGGAGATCGCGCGGAGGTAGCCGCCTTCCAGCAGCTGGTCCTCCATCTTGTCCTCCATCCGCGACACGGCCTCCTTGGCTTCTTCCTTAGCCTCGGCACGAATGCGGTCTTTCGCGCGCTCCACCACCTCCTCCATCTGCATGGGGGTCATGAGCGCTTGGGACACCATCATCTCCATCTCCATCGCGTCCCGCGTGGCGCGCTGCACGACTTGCTGCATGTCTTCGGGGGCCAGATCGGGGATCGTGGTCGGCGCGATGCCCCAGGACTTGCCGTCCTTGGTGCCGAGAAGAATGTCTTTCAGCCAGCTGCCGGCGGCACGGCACTTGACCGAAGTGATCATCATGAAAATCTCGGACCCGCCGGTTTTCTTGATCTCGGCCATATCCTCCGGGTCATAGTGGCCCTGGCGCTGGCGCAGGCTGCACAGCATGCGCTGCTCGGTCTCCTGCTTGGCCTGCTTGGACGCCTCCCAGCAACGGCGCACATACGCCGCCAGCCCCACCAGCACCGGCTCGGTGTTCTTGACCTCGGCGTCCTTGCGCGCCTGTTCCTGCAAGGCAGCTGCTGACAGCACGGGGACAAGCCCGCCGAGCGATCCGGTCTGGTTTTGCATGGGGTCCATTTACAAACCCTTGGGGGAGGTATGCCCGGACTCTATCAGTTTTTTGTTTACATGTAAACATGTCACACCAGCCGATAAGGCGCCGGTTTGACCTCGCGCCGCTGGTTGAGGTGCGCCCCGCCGAACAGCTCCCCGCCGTCCGCGTGCAGGCACAGGTACTGGAGGGAATCGCTTAGATCAGACCAAGGATGGGATTTCTCCGGTGACTCGTCCCGCTCGCCCTTGGCGCTGATCTTATACCGGTACTTGCCGGCCAGCGCCTGGATCAGTGGCGCGGCGCCCTCGGGGCAGAGCAGGATGCCTGCCTTGCCGTCCACGATGCGGGTCAGGTATTTGTCCACCGCGGAGATCCGCGCCGCCAGCGCGTTGGACCGGGCCGGCTTGACGGTGAATCCCTCGAACTGGTAGATATCCGCCACGGTGCGCTCGTCGGTCTGCGCCCGCTGGAACGCCGCCGGATCGAGCACCACAATGGCCCTGGCGCCGGGGTGCCGGTTGGCCAGCACCGGCTTGAGCTTCTCCCGAATGAAACGCAGCGCGCCCATGCCGTCGCTGGGAATGGCGTCGTAGATCACGATCCGCCCGGAGTAGTCCACCCGTCCGATGGTCACGGCGGGCGTCAGGCCCGCGTCCGCGCCAATGATCAGCGTCTCGCCGCCCTGCGGCTTGATCGGCTCCTTGGCCACGTGCAGGTCGCGGTTGAACGAGCGGAACACCGGCTGGCCGGACAAGGACTTGCCGAACCTGGCGTGGATGTACACGTCGATCCAGTCCTCGGTCTTGCCCTGGGCGAGGTTGTCGTAATAATCGTCCGGCAGGAACTGCACCCAGTCCGCTTCCGGCGACAGGCCGGACGGCTGGATGGTGACATGCACGTTCTCCGGCGGCTCGGTCAGCAGCTGCTCCCAGAACGTGTCCATGTCGGGCGGGTTGGTCATCCCCCACAGGTGCGCGTTGGACTCCCCGGCATCCGTCACGCAGCCAACCCCGTTCATCATCTTGTCCGGGTAGCGCCCCAGGCGCCCCTGCACCGCGTTGTAGATGTCCGGGTGGATCTCCCGGAACTCATCCAGAATGGCGAAACTCGCCTGCAGCGACAACAGGCGCCGCACGTCGTTGGCGTCGTCCAGCCCGCGAAACAGCACCTCGCACTCCACATCGGCGAATTTCAGGATGAACTTGTATTCCGACTTCAGGTACACACCGGCCTGACCGTCCGGATACCACTTCAAAAAATCGGGGATGCTGGTATCCCGCAGCTGCTCGCGCGTATTCCGTATCCACACCGCCCGGCTGCGCCGGATGCCGTCCTTGCACGGCGCCATCTGCGCCGCGTGGTAGGCGATCTTCATGATCCCCGCCGATGTCTTGGTGGAGCCGACCGGCCCGACAACCAGGGAGATGAACGAATCCGAGTAGAAGAAATCCGCCAGCGACAGCGGCGGAGTGTAGTCAAGCGCCATCGTAGGCCAGGTCCGAGTTCAGCGCGGCCATCGTGTCCGCGCTGGGCGTGATGTCGATCGCGGTGGCTTTGGCTTCGATCGTCACGGCCTTCTGCTCCGGAGCGTACCCCGCCGGCGGAATGATGTTGATGACGAACTGTGCATTGCCAATGGCTTGCTGCCCCTTCTCCTGGATGCCCCCGACATTGCCCAGGTACTTGAGATACTCCAGTTGGTCCTTGGGCGCCGTGTCCGTGTTGTTCATCCGGGAATCCACCACGGGCAGGAAGTTCATCCAGGCATTGCGCGCCAGGGCTTGCTGCAGCTGCCCGTCCTTCTCCAGTGCAGCCGCCGTGGCCTTGAGCTTGCCGACGAACACCGGGTGCACGAGTGCGGCTTCCATGGTGGGGCGGTCGAACCCGTAACGCTCGCCAATGACGAAATCATCCGCGCTGGTCAGCAGCGTCAGCTCGTTGAGCATCTCCTGGGGCGGGTTGGTGATTAAGTTTACAAGTAAACTTGTTTTCATGCCGTGGCTTGTACCACGGGTGGGGCGGGGGTGTCAACGGGCGTTAGTGGCCGTACAAAACTACGCGCGCTTCGTCCATGCGCCACAGATAAGTGGCGGCGTAGTGCTCCTGGGGGGACAGCGCGCGTAG